TTTAAATCTTCCATTGTTATTTGGCATAAATTCTACAGCAGTATCTTTTACACCGTTTTTCCATTGGAAACTTCCTTTTGTTACAAGTCCAGACATTTTAATCTCTTCGTTATAATCTATTTGCTCGTATATTTTAGTTAAATTAAATAAAGACTGTTTTGTTTCATCTCTAAAAGCATGTTGTTCTGTGCGAGGAAACTGTCTGTAGTACTCGTTTAAAGCGTCTTGATCTGACTTTAAACCATCAACTTCATTATTCCAATAATCTATAACCCCGTCTGTAATTTCATCTCCATAAGGTCCAACAGTTTTCTCTCCTGGATTTTCGAATACAGGTAATCCATAAGAATCAATGTATCCTTCGTAGTTCCATTCCATAGGTATGAACAAACTATATAATCCTGAGCGAGTCTGTCCATTGGCGTTTCTTTTTGTAACATCTGAGTCATAGTAAAGTTTTTTAAAGTTTTCTCCACCTTTGTCTAGCGCGTTGCTAGTTGATCCCATCATGCATTTACCTACTACTCTACTACCTAATCTTAATGTTGTTTTCGTAACACGCCAGTTGTTGAGGATGTTGTTTGGCCTTTCCCACTTACCGGATTCGTCGTGAACGAGGAGTTTAAGCTTCTCTCCATCATAGGAGTTGTCGCCGGTATTTTTCCAATCGATAGTGGTATCGAGTCCTGCAAGATCGGTCTTGGTCTCGTTGTTGTCGAGTTTCCTTCTTGTGAACTTGGATGCTGGTACCCTGTAGGCAAGCTCGGTCTTGGGACGGTCCATACCGTCCTGTATCGGTTTGAAAAAGAACGGGTAATTGACCGATATTGGGACGACTTTATCAGTGAACATTGTTTTTGCATCGGGCCCAGATTTGGACAATATTCCGTACCGTGAGTCGGAATTAATAGTTGCAAGATTAACCACTTCTCCTGAGGCCATAAACGAAAATCCTGATCTACGATTTTTAAGATAGCACATTCCATAACTTCTGGCGTCTGCTTTACAAGCTTCCCAGAAAATGTAGAATAATCTATTTGCTTCCCTAAAATCTGGTTTCCCAACATCAATCTTGGACCACTGCAGGTACATATAGTGAGTACCAGTAAGGTAAGTAGCCACGTCTTTATTATAGAACCAAAAGCCCTGTTCTCTTCTAATAAATTCTTTATCAATGTAATCATACCAGTCTTCTTTAAATTCTATAGGATAAGTATCCCAGTCAAATCTTGTTTTTATTTTTTTTAACTCTTCAGGTATAATTGATCTACTCCACGTATTGTTATCAAATTTAACTACATCACTTTGTTTTGGTAACGCAATTTTTAAATTTTGTATTTCATACACATCACCAATCTCACCACTTTTACTTATAACTATAACATCGTGTTCTTCGTTATAACCATATTTCCATTTTTTACCTCTATTTAGTTTTTTTAAAACATGAGGTTTAATGTGATCTTCTAGTACTTTATATAAATCTTGCTTATACATTACGTAGATCTTCCTTCTGCAAACCCTTTAAAACTTCTTTCTTTAGTTTTTTTAGGTTTTTCATTTAATAAATTTTCTTCTTCTTGTATGCGTTGTAGTATTTCAAACGCATCAAATATAGCTAACTTTTTTGTAGCTGCTGCGTTTTTTAAACGATCAGCTGATATGTCATCGTCTGAATCTACAATAGGTTCTTTAGCAACCTTAATTAACTCATCAACTGCTTTTTGCCCAGCTTGGATTATACTCTTCTTCGTTTCCTTTATATTCATATTTAATTAAAATGTCATCAACGTCTAAACAATATAATCGTTGATTATTTATTATAAACTCAAATTCACGATTGTTAGGAAAGCCAACAAGATCTCCCTCGTTTATTCCCTGCACTTCTAAGAGCTTATTACCGTGTTTAAGTATACCAACATTCTTTTGCTCTTTTTCAAGCGTTAGATTGTTATTATTTTTAATAGGCATAACGAAACATCTAGTACCAAACGAGTGCCATTTAACAACACGTTTATAAAGATATATTTGATCGGGTTGACAAAAAAACATATCCTCTTTGAATTTCTTACTACTGTCTACAGCTTCACCTTTAACATTATAGTATCTTCTAAAAACATTGTGATGTATAATAACCTCATCTCCCTCTTCTATAACAGTATTGTAAGCTGTTGGTACATTCATAACAACTGCTTTTCTATTTATAAACTTAAACTTTTCTATACTACTATTTAGTATTAAGTCTTTGTCTTCTACTTTTATAGAATTATCATATCGATCACCTATCGGTTTAACGATAAAATTCCAAACACTTTTCATTAATATTGTAAATCATACTCAACAGATATAGCCATGTTAGAATTAAATTTTTTCCACGGTA